GGCCTTCGACCTGAGTACATCCCATCGCGCCGACTCCTCCGTTGGGCCAACGGCGCGCGAGCGCTGTGCTTCTCGGCCGAGAAGCCGCGCCAGCTCCGAGGGGTGATGTTCATCGCACCGATGCCACGCGGACCTGAGATCACCCTCGACGAACTCCAGAAGGCCATCGCGGTCTATCTGGAGAAGGGCACGTACGCTGCCGCCGCAGAGGCGATCGGTCGTGACCTGAGCGTTGTGAGGCGCGCGCTTCTACGAGCGCAGATGTCAGAAAAGGTCAGCCTCCACGCGCGCGCGGTGGAGACCGGACTGCGGAACGGTCGCAAGGCCCTCACGAAGACGACGAAGCTCCTCTCGAAGAAGGCGACCGGCGCCGCGAAGACCTCCGAACTCGTCGGCATCGCGAAGGGCCTCTCGCTCACGCTCGCGCGCCTGACCGACCTCGCGGAGCTCGAGCTCAAGCGACGCGACGCCAAGCTGCGCGGCAAGAAGATGCTCGCGGAGATCGAGGCGCTCCAGAAGGGCACCGCCCTGACCGCTGAGCAAGTGCTCGCGTACCTCGCCTCGCTCCCCCGCGAGGAGATCGTGCGCATCCTCGGGATGCTGCGGCGCGAGCCACAACTGCCGACGTCGACCGGAGCGTGAGCGTGTGCGAGTCGAGCCCAACGACCTCCTCGCGGAGCTCTTCGAAGCGGAGCTGACCCGACGTGATGCACCGCCAGACCTCGCCGCATGGATCGAGCGCAGCGCACCCGAACACGCGCCGATCCCCTGGCACCTCGCGAAGCTGGTCGACCTCTTCGCCCGCGCGCTGGAGCGTCCCACGCTGGCGCTGGTGTCGATGCCCCCTCGGCATGCGAAGACCACGACGGTCCGTCGAGCGCTCACGTACGCGCTGCTGACCCGGAGCGACCGCCTCAACGCCTTCGTCACCTACGCCGCCGACTACGCCTACACGCACTCGCGCGCGATTCGAAAGCTCGTGCAGAAGCACGGCGGGCGGATCGCCGACGACGCCGCGAACGTCAAAGACTGGCGCACGCCCGAGGAGGGCGGCCTCTCCGCAACAGGCATCGGCGGGCAGCTCACGGGTAAGGGCTTCGGCGGGCTCCTCGTCGTCGACGACCCGTTCAAGAACCGCGAAGAGGCCGAGAGTCAGGTCGTCCGCGAGAAGGTCTGGAACGGCTTCAACGACGACATCTTCACTCGGCGCGAGCCGACAGGGTCCATCATCGTCGTCGCGACGCGCTGGCACGAGGACGACCTCAACGGGCGCCTCGAGCGCGAGACGAACGAAGACGGGACGCCGCTCTTCGAGGTGATCAACCTTCCGGCGCTGCGCGACCCCCGCACGGGCGAGCCGAGCGACGCCGACAACGCGGTCGCGCTCTGGCCGGATCGCTACCCCGTCGAGGCGCTGCGGAAGATCCGACGCAAGCTCGGGCCTTACGGCTGGTGGTCGCTGTTTCAAGGGCGACCGAGGCCGAAGGACGGCAAGGTCTTCAAGGTCCCCGCGCGGTGGACCGAGCTCCCCGATGGTCTCCGCTTCGTGCTCGCGGTCGACCCCGCTGGCTCGAAGAAGACCAGGTCGAACCACACCGTCGCCGTCGCGATCGGCGTGAAGGTCGTCAACGGGTTGCTCCACGGCTGGCTCGTCGGCCTCCTCCGCCTCCAACTCGAACCGCCCGCTGCGGCCGTCGAGCTCCTCGCGTTCCAGCGACGCTTCGGGGAGGCGCTGCACATCGAAGCATCGCGCGACGGTGTCTCGCAGGCGACCAACCTCGTCGCGCTCGCGCCCGGTCTCGCGATCACGATGATCGCCGCCGAGGGCGACAAGTACGTCCGCGCGCAGAACATCTCTGCGGCGTGGAACGGAGCGCCCGAGCGTGGCGAGGATCCGCGGTTCTTCGTCCCCGCGGACGCAGACCTCATCGGCTGCTCGCGCGAAGACCTCGCGAACTACCTCCGCGTGATGGAGCGCTTCACGGGTCTGGGCGATCCCGAGGACGACGACCCCGACGCTACCGCGCACGCGTGGAACACGGCGATGCGCTTGGACCTCGACGCACTCCCGGCCGTTCCGCCTCCCATGCCGCACGACGACTCTCGCTCCCTCAGCGCCTTCGCCTCTCGCTGACACATCATGGCCGACGGATACGCAGCCCGATTCACCCAGGCGATTCCGCGCGTGGCAGAGACCGCGCGTGCCGCGTGGGACGCTGCCACGTCGGCGTGGGCGCGCACGCGCCCCGCGACGTCGGAGCGCGACCTCACGATTCCAGCGCCGTGGCAGGAGCGTGACCCCGCGATCCTCGGCAACCGCCTCACGCCCACGGCGCTTGCGTCGATCATCGCCGATCGCAACAGCGGTGCGTTTCAGCGTTGGACCGACCTCGGCACGGAGTTCCTGAGCAAGAACCCGCACCTCATCGCGCAGCTCGGCGTGCGCCGCGCGTCGGTGACGGAGACGCGTTTCGAGGTGAAGCCCGGCGATGGCACCAACGGCCGCGGGGCCCGTCGCGCAGCCGACGACTTCGCCGAGCTCATGAGCCGGTGGAAGTCGCGCCAGGAGTGGGATGCGATGCTCGGCCAGGTCACACAGGCCGAGTGGTGGGGACGCTCGCTTCACGAGGTCCTCTGGGATGACTCCGAGGCGGGCTTCATGTGCCCGGAGCGCCTCGCGTGGGTGCACCCGCGTCGGCTCTCCTACGCGTGCGCGCTCGGCGACCCAGATCCGTGGACGATCCGACTCCACGATGCGGACGACCCCACGAGCCCCTTCGGCGGCATGTACGGCGTGCCAATCTCGACGTGGCACGCCGACAAGTTCGTGCTGCACGAGTGCTCTCCGCTCGGCGTGCAGCGCACGGGCGAGGGCGTCTTCGCAGGCGTCGTCTGGTACCTGCTCATGTACGAGTGGTCGTGGCGCGAGCTCATGGCGCTCGTGGAGATCCTCGGTCGCCCTGGTGTGATCGGGTACTATTCGGCCGGCGGAGCGAAGTCTGCGGACCGCGGCGGCGCGCTCAAGTTCGATGGCGCGCGCAACAGCACCGTCGATGAGGTCAACGCGCTCATGTCGGTGGTGCGCTCGGTGTCGGGCTCGCTTCGCGCGGTGCTCTCGGACACGACGCGCGTCGAGCCGCTCAAATACGACACCGTGTCGAGCCCTCTGCAGCTCGAAGCGATCAAGCACATCGAGGGGCTCCTCTCGAAGGCGATCAACGGCACCACGGGCGTGACCGACATCGTGGCAGGCTCACGCGCGGCGCAAGAGGTCGCGTGGATGCAGTCGCTCACGTACTGGCGCGCCGACGTGCGCCGCGTGTGCGGATGGCTCGGCGACCTCGCGCGCCGGATGGTCGCCGCGAACCCAGGCCGCTATGGCGTGCGGTGCCCCGCGCCCGTCGTGTGGTCGCCAGACACCGAGCGCGCGGAGCCGACGACCGACGCGCAGAAGAGCGGCGATCCCGCGACGCAGGAGAGACCTCAGTGAGCGCAGAGGTGGAGGCGATCATCGCGGAGATCGCCGCAGCCGCAGAAGCGGTTTCGTTCGCGTACGAGAAGTACGGTACGGACCGTCCCGAAGATCTCGTCGAACGCGCTTCACGCGTTCGCGACGCATCCGAGCGCTTGCGTGCTGCGGCAGCAACGATCGCGCAGCAGCCCGTCAAGGCTGCTGCGCTTCAACCGCGACCCGTGCGCCCGCCGCCATCTCATCGCCCAGGCGGCGAGCCGAGACCGGTGGGCTGAGGACAGCAACACCATGAATCGACGATCACGACGCGCCGAGCGCTTCGAGCGCAGCGGCAGCAAGCCCGTCACCGGGCGCCATGTCCTCGGCGGCTTCATGCCGTTCGCGGCGCCCACCACGCAGACCTCCGACAGCTGGACCGTGCTCGCCTACGAGGTCTCGATGAAGGAGAGCGGCGTCACGCTGTCGAAGAAGGACTTCGAAGACTGCGTCCGCAACTTCGCCGCCTACCCCTGCTCGCCGGTCACGATCGAGCACGCTGACACCGACTTCAACCCCTTCACGCAGCCCCCGACCTCGTGGCGCGAGCCCAACGGCCACGTCGAGGAGCTCCGCGTCGGGACGATGACGCGAGGCTCCGCGCAGGTCGCCACGCTCGAAGGCCGCGTCAGCTACCTCGAGCCGACGAAGACCGACGTCGCTGCGAAGAAGTGGCGCTTCGGGAGCATCACGATGTTTCAGGACGCCGTCGACGAGGAGACGGGCAAGACGCTCGGCTCGATACTCTGGTCGTGGTCGCTCACCGCGCACCCGCGCTTCACGGGCCTGCCTGCCATCGCTGCTTCGAAGCGCTCACCGCTCGGCGCGCGCTTCGAGGCCGGATGGTGGTACGGCGACATCGACGGCCGCGACGACCTGCTCTCGTGCCTGCGCACGCTGCTCGACCTCCCGGTCACCAGCACCGAGGCCGAGGTGCTCGCCGAGCTCGCGAAGCTCGAGGGCTACGTCGCAGACCCTGCGAGCGCCACCGCGGCGGGCATCGAGACGGACGACATCGTCTGTCGCCTGCGCGATGCGCTCCGCCTCCCCGCCCTCACCTCCGCGGCCGACGTGCTCGCCGAGGTGCGCAAGGGCCTCGACACGCTGCCGACGGACGACATGCCCGCGGCCACCACCACGACTCCCAGCGGCGCCGCGACAGACCCGGCGACGATGTCTCGCAGCAACACTCCCCCGGAGAAGTCCATCATGAACAAGTTCACCCTGATTCTCGCGGGACTGGGGCTCCCCGCGGTCGCCAACGAGGATGCCGCCGAGACGCGCGTCACCGCGTCGGCGCAGCTCGGCGTCGACGCCCTCAAGTCCGTCGGGCTCCCCATCACCGCCACGCCCGCAGAGTTCGCGGCCCGCATCGCTGCGCTCAAGTCCGCGGAGACGAAGCTCGCGGCATCTGAGCAGGAGCTCGCCACGTTCCGCGCGCAGGCCGCCGAGCGCTCCAAGCTCGACCGCGCCGCGTACCTCGACGACCTCGTCGCCGCGCGCCCCGAACTCGCGCCCGTGCGCGCCTCGCTCGCGCTGCACCTCGAGAGCGACCCCACCGGCTTCGCCGCGGCGTACCCGCGGCCTTCGCGTGAGGACATCACGAAGGCCGCCGCCGAGGGAGCGCAGCGAGCGCAGGACAGCGCTCGCACCCAGAGCGTCACCGTGAGCGCGAGCAACCCCGTCACGCGCGACGCGCCCAAGGTCGCTGGCGCCGACGCGAAGCCCTCTCGCGCCGCCTTCGCGGCCGTGCTCGAGGAGTGCGGTTACCCGAACGACGCAGCGACCATCACCGAGGCCATCGCCAAGGGCCACACGCCCGAGACCCTCCGCGCCGCGCTCACCGCGCAGGCCTGATCGCAAGGAGACCCGCACACCATGAGCGCCATCGCGAAGACCCGTCACCTGCCGGACACCAGCCTCAACGTCGTCAACCGCACGGCGACCCCCGGCACCATCACCAAGAACAAGATCGTCGGATTCGGCACGCCGGTCGGCAGCGAGATCGCGATCGAGTCTCTCGACGTCGCGGGCGTCGCCCTCGCCGCCGGAGTCATCTCGGAGGACGTCGAGAGCGGCAAGAGCACGACTCTGCACGGCCCCGGCTCCATCGAGGCCATCGAGTCGGACGGCTCGGGCACCGTCTCCGTCGGAGACGAGGTGATCGCTGTCGCCGGTGCATCGCTCGCGGCCTCGGGGCGCATGAAGAAGCTCCCCGCGACCACCGGCACCTACTACGTCGTGGGCAAGGCCCTCTCGGCCGTCGCTGCGACCGCAGGCGCCCTCGGCCTCGTCAGGCTCTGCGAACCCCGCAAGGTCATCGTCGCCTGATCGGGCGCGAGAGAGGAACCATCACCGTGTCGAACATCATCACCTCCGAGTCGCGCGTCCGCGCGCTCCGCGCCACCGTCGGCGGCATCTCGCCCGAGGTCGCGGAGATCCTCATGTCAAAGGGCGTCGATCCGCGCGACCGCGCCGAGTCGATCCGCCTCTCGCGAGCTCAGCGCCGCAGCCTCGGCGCGCAGCTCCGCAACCCCACGCGCCGCGTGTCGCTCGACATCCCCACCGCACCCGGCGCCGTGAAGGCGTCGCTCGACAGGAGCGACGTGACGCAGCGCACGCTGCTCAACGAGATCGCGCTTCAGTCGATCGAGGACGTCTTCATTCAGGACGTCGTGGCCCCCGTGCAGCTCGTCGATCAGTCGAGCGGCAAGGTCTACGTGTCGAGCCGCACCGCCGACCGCGCCGAGGTCAATGACACCCTCGGCGAGCGCGGTCGCGCCAACCGCATCCCCTCAGGCCTCTCGTCGGTGACCTACGACGTGCAGCCCTACGGCCTGGAGTCTGACGTCAACGAGCAGCTCGCGGGCGAGCACCCGCTTCTCGAGAACGTCGCGCGCGAGATCCGGCGCGTCGCTTCGGCGCTCTACCTCCAGCAGGAGCTCCGCGTCGTCGTGGGCAAGCTCTTCACGAGCACGACCTACAACAGCTCGAACCGGGCGTCGCTCTCCAGCGGCTACCAGTGGAACGGCGGATCATCTGCCAACCCCATCTCCGACATGAACACCGCCGTCGCAGCGATGAACGCTCCGGGTACGCACGTCGTGATGTCGCTCGAGGTGCTTCAAGCTGTTCAGGCGAACGACGACCTTCGCGCGATCCTCTCGGCCAACCACGAGGGCCTCTTCACCGCCGACGAGCTCGCGATGTACTGGGGAATCGAAGAGGCGATCGTGAACCGCGGCCAGTACGCGCCCGCGTCGTCGCCCTCGACGCTCTCTCGCATCCTCTCGTCGACTGACATCGCGATCCTCCACGCGAACCCCTCCCCCGAGTCGCGCACCTTCCTGCGTCAGTACCGTCTGCGCCAGGGCGCGCGAGGCATCGTGTCGACGGCTCGCTTCGACGGTGGAGAGGCCGGCGTCGCTGGCTACACCTTCCCGAAGGCCGCCCACCAGACCGACATCGTCGTGGTCGATGACACCTACGGGTACTTCATCGGGAACGTGAGGCGCTGACCGTGGCTCGCCGTGCCATCGCGGGCGCCGTGATGCTCGCCTCGCTCGCCTCGCTGGCTGCGAAGCCGGTCGACGCCGAGAAGAGCGCGAGCGCCACGGGGCCCGCCCCCGACCCGCCCCAGGTCGACCCGCAGATCGTCGACCTCACCGCGCGCCTCGTCGACGCCGAGAAGGCGCTCTCCAACGCCCACGAGAGCTACGAGAGGCAGCTCGCCGAGGCGGCCACCGAGAACACCTCGCTGCGCGCGCGCGTCGAGGAGCTCGAGCTCACGATCGCGACGGAGCGAGACAGCGCGCAGAAGCGCATCGACGACCTGCGCGCCGACTTCGATGCGGCGTGGGAGCGCCGAGAGCGCGCGCTCGGGGGCGACAAGCCCTCTCCGTCGGCCCCCGTGCGCGGCCAGCTCCGTCGCTTCGCGGCGGCGCTCATCCACTGCCACGACGGCGCGGGAGCCAAGCTCGCGATCCGCGCGCACGAACCCATCCCCGAAGACGCCGACCTCACCGGCGTCCACCCTTCCGCCATCGAGGAGCGCTGACATGGGCCTGCGACTCGACTCTCTCAAGGGCTGGCTCCGCGCCCTCGTCGGCGACGGCGAGGTCTTCAAGCGCAGCGGCACGGCGATCGTAGGCGTCGAGCCCTCGACGCTCACCACGCGCCAGACGATCGCGTTCGGGCTCCCGAACGTGGCCGCTGGAGACAACGCGACGCTCGCTTCGGCGACGGCGCAGCAGCTCTACGTGGGAGGCACGTCTGGCCTCTCGACGTGCGGCTACGTCGCGCCGCGCGCGGGCTCTCTGACGGCTCTCTCGGCGCACCTCTCGGGCGCAGCGGCTGGCAGCAACGCCGTCGTCTACGTCTACAAGAACGGGTCGCTCCTTGATGCGACCGCGATCGTGACGCTGGCCTCGGCGACGTCCGACACGAAGGCTCGCGGAACGTTCACGCAGGGCTCGCTCACCTTCGCGGCGGGCGACGTGATCGACGTGCGAGTGCGCACGAACTCTTCGTGGTCCGCCACCACGGTCGACCTCGCGGCATTCCTCGAGATCGCCGACTGATCAACCCGTGAGAGGAGCGCGCGCTGTGTGGCCGCGCTCCTCGTCCCCACGAGAGTCATGAGCACCCCCCGCTACCTCGGCTCCACTGTCGCCGCCGCGAAGACCTACGTGCAGAGCACGCTCACGACGGGGCCGTTCCTCGCGATCTTCGACATGGACCGCGACGGCGCCGTGACGGGCGACGATGAGACCGCGTTCGCGGCAGCGGTCGAGCGCGCGGAGACTGAGGTCGACGAGATTCTAGGCGCCTCGCACGGCGCTCCGTTCACGCTCTCGACGTTGGCGACGGCCACGCAGAACGCGATCATGCAGTGCGTCGCCGAGACTCTGCCGTGGCACTCCGTGAAATTCCGCGCGTCGATGGCAGACGAGAAGAAGGCACCGTATCGGACGCTCTGGAAGGACGCGTGCGAGCGCCTCAAGCGCATCGCCTCGGATGCGGGTCGTCGACTGCCGAGCGCAGGAGCATCGCAGCCGACTCCGCGCGCTGGCGTGCTCGCGTCTGACGACGGCGACACTGGCGCGACCTGGCAGAACATCGCCAACGGCACTATCTCGCTGTGATCTCCATCGAGCTCGACATCCGCGCGGTGCGTGCGAGCTTCCGCGCCCTCGGTCGATCGATCGACGACGAACTCGAGCGAGCGGTGCGAGCGATCTCCCGCGACGTGCGAGACGAAGCGAAGCAGCGTCACACGTACACCGACCGCACCGGCACGCTCACGCGTTCGATTCGCGCAGAGCAGCCGACGGGGCGATTCACGCAAGACAGTCTCGAAGGCTCCGTCGTCGCGTGGACTCCATACGCGAGCTACGTCGAAGACGGCACCACGCGAGCGCGCGCCTATCAGTACCTCGGAACGGCCTGGGCGATGCGACGCGACGACGCGCAAGCCACGATCGACGACGCGCTTGAAAGGGCGCTCTGGAAGGCGGGCCTGTGAGCGCGACGCTCGACGACATCGAGAGCGCGATCTTCACCGCGTTGGCGACGCTCAAAGCCAGCGGTGCGACGCCCACGAGCTCGGCGCCGCTGCGCACGCTCGACCGATGGGCTGGCGAGGTCACCGCCGACGACATCGACGAAGGATACCTCGGCGTGCTGCCCGGAGCGCTCCTCGCGCATGAGGGCTCGCAGGCGATCAACGGCCCAGCAGACACCGATTTCGTCGAGACGCTCGCCCATGATGTCGAGGTCGTCGAGCGTCACCTGTTTCGCGTCTACGTGAGCGTCGCCGACACGCGCAGCGACGCCGCGCTGGTCAAGGGCGGCACGTCTACCCCAGGCGTCTACGCCTCCGCGCAGGCCGTCAAAGAGGCGCTCGCGGGGCTGCGTATTCCCGGCCTCAAGGCGGGCGGTGTGCTGCACCTCGTCGACCACCGCCCCTGGCGGATCCGACGCGGCGAGAGTCGCACCGACGTCGTGCGCTTCGCAGCGTACGCGGCCCTGCCGGAGTCCACCGAAGAGCTTCAAGGCAACCCGATGTCGCGCCTCGATGCGAGCGTGATCGAGCCAGATCCAGACGTCGACGACCTCGCCGTCGAGCTCGTCGCTTCTAGCACCTCCACCACCTGACGGAGATCTCTCATGAGTGTGCCTCTCCCCAGCGGCTACACGTCGTCGCTGCTGCCCGCGATCTCGATCGCGGTGCAGCTCGGCGTCGGCGCCGTGCCCGCCAGCAACGACTTCCGCCCTGTGCTGCTCGGCAACAAGACCAGCGCGGGCCTCACGCCTGTCGAGACCGTCGTCGAGCTCTACGGACCCGACGACGCAGCGACGAAGTTCGGCGCGCGATCAGAGCTCACGCACATGGCGCGAGCGTGGTTCAAGAAGGCCCCGCGTGGTCGCGTGTGGGCCTGCGCAGTGTCCGAGGGAGACACGCCCGTCGCCGCGACGTGCACGCTGCTCTTCGCGACCACGGCGGCCGCTGCTGGCGTCGTGCGCGTGCGCATCAACGGCGTGCGGCTGCCCGAGGTGGCCATCGCGACGGGTGACACCGCGGCGACGATCGCCTCCGCGGTCAACACCATGATCGCCGCGTACGACGAGGAGCTCCCCTGCACGTCGGGCGTGAGCACGGCGACGGTGACGCTCACCGCCGCCAACGCGGGACCGCGCGGCAACAACCTGCGCGTGGTCGTCGAGATCGTGCCGAGCGGCACCTCGGCGGTGAGCACCACGGTGGCGCTCAACGGCGGCAGCGGAGCGACGAAGGTCGACGGGTACTTCGGCACGGGTAGCGCGACCGCAGGCAGCGTGGCAGACAGCTACGCGAACGCACTCGCAGCGATCTACGCCGACAACTTCGATTTCGTGGTCGCCGCGTGCGCGGACGACACCAATCGAGGCCTCGTCTCGACGCACGTCACGAACGCAAGCGCGGTCAACGAGGGGCGCCGCCGCGCGGCGTTCTTCGGCTCGATCGAGTCGACGCTCTCGACGGCGCAGGGCGACGCCACGGCGCTCAACAACCCGCGCACGGAGATCAAGCACCTCAAGGGCGCGCACAACACCACGGGTGAGATCGCGGCGGCCAACTGCGCGGCGCACATCTACGGCGACGGCGCGCTCCCCGGCATCGCGCAGTACCGCGCCGCGAAGCAAAACGGGCTGCAACTCGCGCCCGCGATCTACGCGCCCGAGGTGAGCGACTACCTCACCAGCACGCAGAAGGCATCGCTCCTCGCGTCGGGCGTGACGCCGCTCGCGCCCTCGCGCTCGAACCCCGGCTACGCCGAGGTTGTGCGTCCGGTGACGACGCGCACGGCTGCGGTGAGCGGAGCGACGAGCTACGCGGTGATCGATCCCTCGAAGGTGCGCGTGGCCGACGAGGTCGCGCGCCGCGTCGAGGCGTTCGCGAGCGTGGCCTACGCCGACAAGAACCTGGCGCCAGACCCGACGGACCCCGACAACACCCCGTCGAGCCCCTACGTCACGTGGCCCGCTGCGATCCGCGAAGACATCCTCGCGATTCTCCGCCAGATGGAGGACGAGGGACTCCTCGTCAACGTCAACGCGCACGCCTCCGACGTCGCCGTCTCGATCGACGGCACCGACAACACCGTTGCCGTCGCCGTGATCCCCGTCGCGGTGATCCCGCACCTCCACAGCTTCGTCGCGGCCGTCCAGCAGGTCGCCTGAGAGGACTGATCAGACATGGCACGCAAGGAATTCTCGGGAGGCGGTCGCGTGTGGATGGACGGCGCACTCCTCGGAGACGCCACGAACATCAGCGTCACGGTCGGAGGATCGACGACGCGCATCATCACAACCGCCAACAACACCGGCGAAATCAAGAGCGATCCGACGCTCTGCAAGATCAGCATTCAGCACGCGGTCGCGAAGAGCGGGTCTGATGTGCTGAAGATCCGCAGAGCCCACCGCGCCAGCGTCGATAAGACGTGGAAGGTGCAGGTCGGAAACAACGTCGTCGTGGCACGAGGCAAGGTCTCGTCGATCAAGATGGACGCCGCGCCCGGCAAAGGCGACTTCAGCTTCGAGGTCGAAGGCGACGAGCAGGACCCGGGCTGATCGATGGCTCGCGACGAAGGTGAATCCCCTCTCGCGCGCGCCGCCGCGCGCCTCGGGCGCCCTGCGAAGACCGTCGACATGCCGGGCATTCCCGGCACGAAGGTCGCGCTCTGGGCGCCCAACGAGGATGAAGAGACGCGTGCGGACGTCGAGGCGCGCAGGCGCCTCACGTCGCAGTTCAAACTCTCGGCGCTCGACCTCTCGCTCGCGCAAGAGACCGACCTCGTGCGTCGCGAGCGAGAGATCGAGCTCCTCTCGCTCGTGCTGCGAGATCCTGCGGACCCGTCGCAGGCATTCACAGAGAGCTCCGATGAGCTGCGCGAGCTCATTTCCGGACCGCAGCGCGTCTCCCTCATCGAAGCGCTCGAGGATTTCAAGCGAGAGCGGTTCATCTCGCGCACGCCCGAAGAAGACCTCGAGCTCGTGCGCGTGCTGCGAGACATGGGAAAAGTGGATGGGGTGCTTCCGACGTTCTTGACGTCCTGCGACACCGGCACGCTGCGTCGCATGGTCGTCTGTCTGGCGAGCACCCCCCAGACCCCGCTCAGCTCCTCGAATGGCTGAGGCTCGAGTGGGCCGAGTGGCACCTCGAGCGATCAGGCATTCTACCCCCGCGACACTGGCACCCACCGCGCGCTGACGCACCCACCGCGCGCTGACTGACCCATGGGCGAGGCCGTACTTCGAATCAGAACCGAGGGAGGGGCCGACGTCGCGAGGATGCTCGCAGACGTCGAGCGCCTCACCGCGGCCTCGACCCGCCGCGTTCGTTCGCGCCAGGACGGAGAGCATGCGCACTACCGCCAGAGCGCGAGGACCACCGCCGACGAGGTGCAGCGAAGTGATCAGTTGGTCACACGCAACCGACTCAGGCAGCTCGCGCTCACCGACGACGCGCGCCGCAGGAGTGAGACGCTCTACCTCATGATGCTCAACCGCGCGACGCTGGCACTCGAGGTGGAGCACGGCAAGCGAGGCAGGCTCACCGAGAAAGAGAAGCGCCAAGTGCACGAGCTCGCGCAGGCGATGCTCGTTGAGCACGAGCGCGCCGAGGCCGCGAAGACGGCCGCCACGCGGCGCGAAGCGGGGCGCCGTGAACAGCTCGCCCGCGCCGAGGCGCGCGAAGCGGGACGCCGCGTGAGCCGCGGCGTCGAGGCGGTGGGAGGCGCGGCTGTATCGATGGGGCGCGAGCTTCACTCGGCGGCGCAGGACGCTCGCGAGCGACGCGCAGGCACGCAGCACACGCTCAACGCAGCGTTCTATCAGGCTGGCGTTTCCGGGGCGGAGGCCCAGGCGATGCGCACCACGCTCGACTCCGAGGTGACCGCCGGGAGCCTGCGAGGGATGCGCTCGGAGGATGTCGCGAACGCGCTCATGGCCGCTCAGACGCAGTTCTCGGTGCTCTCAGGCAGCAACGCCGGTGACCGCATGAGGAACCTGCAACGGCAGGTCGAGCTCATGAGTTTTGCGCGCAACACCTTCCAGGATCCCGGAGAGGTGCTCCGCGTGGCTGGCATGCTCGGTCAGCAGGGGATCCGCGGCGCCGACCAGCGGTCAACGCTCATGAGCCTCACCGGCATGGCGCAAGCTGGCAGCATTGAGCTCTCCACGCTGACGAGCGCCGCGCTGGGGCCGCTCATGCAGAACATCGCGCGGTCTGTATCGAGCACGATGTCCCCCGCAGAGCGAACGTCCGCGGTGCGTCGTGCCGTGACCGAGACGATGGCCGTAGGTGAGATCGGAGCCGCGGCGGGACTCACGCCACGTGACGCGCTCAACGCGCTCGCCAAGACGCGAGGCAGCGTCACGAGTGATCTCACGCAGGGCAGGCTCTACGATCGTCTGCGCGATGCACACCGAGGTGACCTCGCCGATCAGCTCTTTCAGACGGGCCCCGGGGGGCGCCACACGCTGAAGAACGCCGATGCGCTGAGTCTGATGAGCTCGCTCGTGCAGGGGTTCGGAGGCAACGCCAACGCGGTGAGCAACCTGCTGTCGGCGGGTGGTCCGGGCTCTCCGATGGTGCTCGACGCGCAGCAGCGTCGACTCATCATGGCGCTCGCGTCTCAGAGCGCGAACGGGCAGACCATTGCGCAGCGTGTCGAGGGGATGGTCGCGCAAGGGACCGGCTTCGACGAGGGTCGCGTGCGCGAAGGCCAGGCGCTCGTCGACTCCGAAGAGCAGACGCGCCTCAACGCGGCGCGCGAACAGCGCGACAGCGCGCTCACTGACAACACCAGCGCGCTCGTGCGCCTCTCTAACTCGCTGCACGATCTCATGACGGCGAACCCTGTCGCTGGTGCTGGCGTCAACGCCGTCACCGGCCTTGCTGGGTCTGCCGCCGGTACTCTTCTCTCCGGTGGCGCTGGGAGGCTTGCGACGCGAGGCGCGGCAGGTCTCGCCGGTGCTGGCGCGGGCGGATCGGCGCTTGCGATCGCTGGCAGTCTGGTGGGCGGACTCGCGATCGGAGAGGGCATCAATCGCCTGATCTACAGCGACCGCGAGCGAGCTCAGGGCGACACGTCGATCCTCGAGGCTGAGACGTGGCGCAACTTCGCCACGGCGATTGGTCAGTCCGTGCGCGACGCGTTCGAGTCATCTCCGCCCACCGTCACGGTGGATCAGCACACCGCCGCGCATCTCGCCACCGTGGGTCACTCGATGCGCGGAGCGATGCCGTGAGCGCGCTCTCTGATTCGCTCTCCGATTGGGCGTGGGAGGGCGTGGTTTTCCCAGCGTCCGAGACGAGCGTCGAGTGGGGGCACGACTCGGCTCGCCACCAGGGCTATCGCCAACGCGGCGCCGATGTCGAGACCACGGGGCAGAAGCCCCGCGCAGTGACGGTCACGATACCGCTCCGCAACGGCATCCGATGGACGGGCCCAGAGCGTCTCTACCCTGAGACCTACCTGCATCTGCGCGAGGCGCTCAAGACGCCCGAAGGATACCTCACGCACCCGACCTATGGGCTCATGACGGCGCACGTCGACAGCGTGCGCGAGCGCATCGACCCGATGAGGCCCGACGGCCTCGACCTCGAGGTGACATTCACCGAGCAGCGCGCGGAGTCGCAGGAGCTCGAGCTCACCCTCGCTCGCAGCGCGTCTCCAGCCGACGCGGCGCTCTCCTCTGCGCAACAGGTGGACGCCGAGGGAGCGGCGGTCGACGGTCGCGCCGACACTACGTCGCTCGCGGCCGCGATCACGGAAGCGTTCGACTACCTGGACTCGGCGCAGCGTTCATCGACGGAGGTCGCGTCGTCGCTCGGCGAGCTCGTGGCCGACGTGGAGTCTCGTCTCAGCGACCCCGCGGGCATGGTTTCGACCGCGTTCGAATACCGCTCGGCGCTCTCGCGCACACGTGCTGCGCTCCTCGACCGACGCGCGCAGTACCTCGGATCTGACGCTGCGCTGACTGTGACCATCGCCGAGGACATGAGCCTCGCGCGCGCCGCCGTAGTGGCGTACGGCGACGCTTCGAAGGCCTCGCAGCTCGCCGGTCGCAACCGGATCGACGATCCCACGCTGATCCCCGCGGGCACGGTGCTGGTGCTCTGATGGCGATCTCGCACGAGGTCGAGCTGCGCCTCGGTGTCGAGCGCGTGGCGGTCGGGGCGTGGGACTCGATCACGATCACCCACGACCTGCTCGCGCCCACGTCGCCGTGGACCGTGACGCTCTGGCGCGCTGCCACGATGGCGCCGTGGCCCGAGACGGACCTGTGGCCTCACACGCGTGCCGAGACGCCGGCTGAGGTGCTCGTCGACGGCGTGGTGCAGGTCCGCGGCGCGATCTCCCGCGCCGAGGTCGGAGCCTCGCGTCAGGGCTCACCGCTCACGCTCTCGGGCCGCGACCACGCAGCCATCGCTCAGATCGCCGACGCGGACCCCGCGCTCACGCTCCGCGGCGCGACGCTCGAAGAGGCGCTCCGGAGGCTCTTCGGCCCGCTCGGGATCAACCTCACCATCGGAGCCCTCGCTGACGACGCGCGTTCTGCGCTCGCCGGGATGCGTCCGAACGCGCCGCGCGGCACGAGCACGAGCCGCCGCGCCAGGCGACGCCACCGCGTCGACCAGTTCCGTGTGAAGGTCGACGAGAAGGTGTGGCAGCTCGCAGACCAGCTCTGCCGAAGGCACGGATACCTGCTCTATTCCGCGCCATCGGGCGACGGCGTCGCGCTGGTGATCGACCGCCCGGCCTACGACTCGCAGGCGCTCTACTCGCTCACGCGCAAGCAGCAGCCCGACGGCTCATATGCTGGCACGATCCTCTCGGGGTCGCGCGCCGTCGACACCTCGCAGGTGCCGTCAAGCGTGACGGTGTTCGGGCACTCCGCGATCGCATCGAGCGCCGACGCGAGGCTGCGCGCCTCGATCGAGAACGAGGGCCTCGTGCACCCGCGCGTCGCCGACGCTTTCGCGGCGCGGCCTCGCTACGTGCGCGATGACAAAGCCCGCACTCCGCAGGTCTGCGAGCAGCGAGCGCGCCGCGAGATCGCGCGCGCCAACGCCAGCCTCGACGTGTGCAGCTACGTGGTGCAGGGCTTCGGCCAGGACGGCCGACTCTTCGCTGTGAACGCGATGGCGCACATCGACGACGAGATCACGGGCGCGCGCGGCGACTGGCTCGTGACGCAGGTCGTGATGAACCGCTCGCGCTCGAGCGGGCACACGACGACGCTGCGCCTCGTGCCCAAGGGAGCGCTCGTGATCGAGCCGGACCCCGACGTATGAGCCTGCTCGCGAAGGTCACGCGCGTCGCTTTCGACGCGACGTCGAAGCTCCTCGGCGTGCAAATCCGCGGCGACGGGCCCGAGGCCGACGACGGCGCCTCCGCGGGCGTCGACGAGCAGGGCGCGCAATACCTCTCGCAGCTCGGCGTCGCGGTGCGACCCATCGTCGCTCGCACACTGCGAGCGCTCGGTATCGAGCACGGCGACGAGGTGCTCGTGATCAAGCTCTGGGACAAAGCCCGGAGCCCGACGGATCTCGACGCGGGAGAGACGCGCGTCTTCGCGTGCGGCGACATCACCGTCGCGCTGCGAATGAAGGTCGACGGCGTGGTGCTCACCGCGAAGGGCGCGACGGTGACGATCACTTCGAACGGCGACGTGCAGGTCACGGCCGCGAGCTCGCGAGACATCACGCTCAACGCGGGCACGCTCAAGGCCGCGCGCGTCACCGACCCGGTGCGCATTGGCACCCTCGTAGCGACCGCAGGACCGTACCCGGTGACCTTCGTGACCACGCTCGTCGACGCAGACGGCGTCCCAGGCGCGCCCACGACAAGCACCACCGCCACGCTCTCGGGTGTGGTCTCGAACGCGGGCGGCGCAGCCCACGTGAAGGCGTAGCGCGATGGCGATGAACGCAGGCGACGCGACCTGTTCTTCGGGGCTCGCGCAGGTCATCTACAACTACCGCACGGGCGATAGCGCGACGGGCTTCTCGTCGCCGCTCTCGGCGGCGCAGTCGACGGCCCTCAAACACGACTGCTATCAGCTCGCGCTCTCGATCGTGAGCTATCTCCAGGGCCACGCCGAGGTGAGCGTCACGATCCCCGCGGACGCTCTAGGCGCTGGCATCCCGGCCACCGACGTGGTCGTCACAGGCACCGTCACATGAGCGGCCGCTACACACGACAGTTCGACCCGGCGACGCGCGACACGCGCTTCGATGCGCGCGCCTCGTCGTGGTTCGCTGGGTCACCCGCGGTCGAGCTCGTCACTGCGACGCTCTGCACCGACAAGGGCTCCGCGCAGCGAGACCCATCATGGGGGATCGACCTCGCACGCGCGCAGAACGCGGGGCGCAATGCGAAGGCTGAGTACCGCGCTGCGGCAGAGGCCGCGCTTGCGCGCTACGTCACGTCGGGCGCACTGCGAGACCTCGTGATCGACGTCGACACCGGCACGCTGGACACGGGCGACGCTGCGATGGTCGTGCGCGTGCGCTGCAGGGGACGCTCGGGCGAGCCTGTCGACACGTCCATCAGCTACCCGGTGACGCGATGACGGCGCCACACACGCTGCCCACGGGCACCACGGCGACCGACCGCTTCGCGCGCGAGCTGTCGCTTCTGCTCGGGCCAGCGCACGGCCACGCGCCCGACGGGTCGCACCGTCTCGACGACCTGCGCGCGCTCGGGTACGCGCTGGCGTACTCGTGGACTCGCCAGCGTGCAGCGATCGCGGAGGC